GGCTTCGGCGCGTATTAACGGCAATGCAGCGTCAAGCAAGTTCGCCATGTGCAGCAGATAATAATACTGCGATCCCCATGATTTCGCCAATTCGTCGCCAATCGCCTGCATCCGCTCGATCTTTCCAAACGGGTCTTTCCCGGCTGGGCGCTCATTCTCCACGAGCCACTGTTTTTCTAGGGTCATTTCACTCTCCAATATAATCGCGCGGCGGCAGGGACAGGGAGGAAACCCCGCCGTTGCGCTGCCCGCTCCGCATGCTGCCTCATGCGGGGGCATTCCGTTGTTTGTCCCAAGCCGCTCGGCCGAGGTCGTTTGCCAGTCGTTCAAGATCACCCGCTGGCATGGTGTCTGCCATGATCAGGATGGCGTCATACAGCGCAGCCGGATCAAGCTGCGATGCGCCGTCCAGCGTCATTCGGATCGCCGGTTTCTGGGCTGGCGATATGCCGAACGCGTTCATGATGCACCCGCCAGTTTCGCCGCGTTTTTCAGGCGGGCGTGTTCCTTGTGTTCCGCCAACGTGCAGCCGTGTGCGATCAGGCACTCAATGTCGCCCGCGATGTTATTCAGCGCCACCGCTGGCCCGCCGCACACCAATGGTGCCGCACGAGCCGCCGCATACGCCGCAACCAGCAGATCGATCATCGCTTCCTCGTAGGTCATGCCATCGCCCCCGTCATAACCAGCAGCAGGTAAATCGTGACCACCAGCAGCAGCCCGGCCAGAATATCGCGGATCATGTCAGCCTCCCGAAAAAGTAATCTGCGGCGATCCAGAGCATCCAGCCCCAGAAAAACAGCGTGATTGCCATTGCCGGTGTGATCCACCAGCGGGGTTTGTCAGAATGTTTCATTTCAGCTCATCCAGTTTTTTCACGAGTTCGGATCGCTGATCCATGTCCTCGCCGGTGCGGTCAATCTCGGCAATAGCCATAATGATGCACTTTTTTGCCTCTTTCCAATCCTTCGCCGCCATGTTGATTATGGCCGTTTGGTATAGCTCTAGCGCGCGTGAAGGTTTCATTTCATTTCCTCCAGTTTTTTGATGATCAGGTTAATCCGCTTGGGGTCGCCCGCAACGCAGAATTCATTGCGCGGATTTGCGGCGAAAAATCTCCGCGCGGCAGGATTGGTTGTCGTGCGCGTGAATATGCGCCACCCGCAATCTTGCCATGACGCTGAGCTGTTATTCTGGCGCGCCGAATTATTTTTATACCTGCCGCGGCCGGTTTCAAAGTCGCTCAGGCGCGTGGCATATCCTGTCTCCGCCAGGCGGCGGATGATGCGCTCGTCGGCGGCGCTGACGTTGATCTTGCGGCGGTTGATGGTGATCGTTTTCATAATTTTCCCCTTTGTCTGTCAATACGCGGCGTTTCATCCGCCTATACATACTGTCTATACGTCAATACGCGTGCTGTCAATACGAAAACAGCGAAAAACCGCATGTATTGGCAGAAATAACGCTCCGGAAACCGAACGTAATGCCTTGCGTAATGCCGCAACCCGTTGAAAACACACGAATATTACAGAAATAACGGAAATAACGGAAAACATACCCATGCCGACCCTCTATGCGTGATGTGTGTGCGCGTATAGGCGTGCGTGCGCGCACACGCCCGCATTATATGGTATATATATATTTTTAAGTAATAAAGAAGAAGAAGGGCCCGAAAACCCAGCGTTATCAGTGACCTAACGTATTACAAGGCCCCGCGTAATGTCGCGTAATGTTTGCGGGTGCGTTATTTTTTGAATTTGCTTGCAATCAGACGCCAGACAGACCACAATCAGCTGGCAACAACGGAAAGGGAAACACCATGCCTCCGAACAAATCAAAATTCACAAAGCTCTGGGAATCCGGCACACGCACGCAAACGATTGCCGACATGCTGGGAATGACGCAATCGGGCGTCTCATATTGGGCGCGCAAGTTCGATCTGGAGCCACGACGACGCAGAGAGCCGCTCTGGACAAAATCCGAGATCAAGACGCTGAGGAAATTGCGCAGGGAATGCAAAACCGGCGAGGATATCGCCAAGCAGCTCGGTAGATCGCCCAATTCCGTTTACAGCGCAATCTACAGATATGGCGCGCCATTCGGTGTTCCAAAGCCGAGAGCGAAAATTCACGCCATTGATTTCAAGATGCGGAAAATCACGTTTTTCCCGCCGCCGTGGAATAGCGACCTTGATCATCGGCTGTTCGAGAAATGCCGAAACAGTCATTGCCAGACAGGCCGCGTGTATGACGCCATATGCCGGTTTGCGGATCGCCACAGTCTCACGATTGACGCTGTGCAGTTGCGCTGGCACAGGATTGCTGCTATGGTGTAAGGCGGCTTTTCTGAAGTGGATGGATAGTGGAAATGGCTAAAGTAGGGCGCAAAAAAGGAACGCCAAAAACTGGCGGGCGCAAAAAAGGAACGCCAAACAAGCTGCCGTCATTGCTGCGCGATGACATCCTGAAGGCGGCTGCAAATGCCCATCCAGACGGTGTTGTCGGGTATCTGACCGAACAAGCGAAGAATAACCCGACGCATTTCCTGACGTTGCTCGGGAAAATATTACCAACGCAGATGCAGCACACCGGCGCCGATGGTGGACCGATCAAAACGGAGGAAATAGCCGCAGATGCGGATGCGTTCACAAGCCGAATTTCTGGCCTCATTGCCCGAATATCAGCGGCGGCAGATGCTGGCGGGTCTGACGCAGGAGACACGGGCGGCTCTTAATTGGCGCTGGGAGTTCTGGGCGCGGCAAAACCAATTACCGCCCGATGGTGATTGGCGATCTTGGCTATTCGTAGCTGGCCGTGGATCTGGGAAAACGCGGGCCGGGGCAGAATTTATACGATCCAAAATCAAACAGGGTCTCGGGCGTGTATCCCTGATCGCCCCGACATCGGCCGACGCGCGCGACGTTATGGTCGAGGGCGAGAGCGGATTGCTATCGGTCTGCTGGGAAAACGACAAAACGATAACTGGCGCAACTATTGGTCGCCCGGTTTATGAACCGTCAAAGCGCCGGGTGACGTGGGCAAACGGCGCACAGGCGTCATTGTTTTCTGCCGAGGAGCCTGAGCGATTGCGCGGGCCACAGTTTGAGGCGTCGTGGTGCGACGAATTTTGCGCGTGGACGCGGATGCAGGACACGTGGGATATGGCGATGCTCGGGTTGCGGCTTGGTCGGCATCCGCAGGTCATCGCCACGACGACGCCTAAACCGTCAAAACTTTTGCGGTCGCTCCTGCATGACAAGCGCACTGTTGTCACTCGGGGCAGCACATTCGACAACGCGCCGAACCTGTCGCAATCGTTTCTGGATGCGATCAAAGACAAGCTGGAGGGGACGCGTCTTGGTCGGCAGGAATTATACGGCGAATTGCTTGAGGACGTTCCCGGCGCGCTGTGGACGCCGGATATGGTCAAAACAGGACCAATGCCTGAAATGGCGCGAATTGTGGTCGCTGTTGACCCGTCTGGGGCATCTGGTGTAGGTAAAGAGATATCGGATGATATCGGGATTGTTATCGTGGGCAAGGGCGTAGATGGCAGATTTTATGTTATTGAGGATGCGACGTGCCACATGTCGCCCGAGGGCTGGGGCAGGCGCACGGTTGACAGGTTTCACGCACACCGAGCCGATCTGATTGTTGCTGAGCGTAATTTTGGCGGGGATATGGTCGCGTCTGTAATCAGAACCGCCGATCAGAATGCCCCGGTGAAATTGGTAACGGCAAGCCGAGGAAAATCAGTCCGGGCGCAGCCGGTATCGGCGCTTTACGAGCAGGGCCGAGTTACTCACGCGCTTGGCCTTGATGCTCTTGAAGATCAGATGATGAGCATGACGGCAAGCGGGTTCATCGGGGATGGGTCGCCGGATCGGCTGGATGCGATGGTCTGGGGCATATCTGAATTGATGTCAGGATCAGCCTACACGCTGGAGAACATATGACCAAGCACGACAAAATCCACGACGGTCTCAGGAATGTCGTTGCTGGTCTCGGCACTGACAGGGACAAGGCGCACCTGTCGGAATATGTTTTCTCGCCGATGGTGGAGCAGCAGGCGATTACGATCTATCGCAGCTCGTGGCTGGCCCGAAAGATTGTTGACATTCCCGCCGCCGATGCGTTCAGAGAATGGCGCGAATGGTCGGATGAGAAAGTCGAGGCCGAGGAAAACCGGCTGCACCTAAAGCAGAAAATGATATCGGCATTGGTCCGCGCCAGGCTTACTGGTGGATCTGCGATCCTGATCGGTGCTGACATAGAAAATATGGATCGACCGCTTGACCCCACTCAGATCGGAGCCGGTGGAATTAAATATCTGTCGGTCCTGTCGAAAAGCCAGCTCACACCGTCGCCTCTGGTTTTTGACGTTTCTGACGATCGGTTTATGAAGCCGGAAAAATATACGCTGAACGGGGCGGGCGGCAGCATGATGGATATCCATCCATCGCGGCTGGTTATTCTGTCGGGCATCCCTGTTGTCGATCCGCTCTACGCCACATGGACGTGGGGTGATAGCGTCCTCACGTCGATGATTGACACGATCAGGAATTTTGACGCGATAATGGGAAACATCTCGTCGATGGTGTATGAGGCGAAGGTCGATACGATCGGCATTCCGGGATTGATGCAGAACATCGCCAGCCCGGAGTATGAAACAAAACTGATTGCGCGGCTGAAACTGGCTGAGATCGGCAAGGGCGTCAACGGCGCGTATGTTCACGACGCCGAGGAAATATTGGGTCAGAAATCAGCGAATTTCAGCGCGCTGCCTGACCTGATCGAGAAATACATGAAAGCTGCTGCTGGTGCGGCGGATATTCCAATGACGCGCCTCATGGGCCAGTCACCGGCCGGAATGTCCAGCACGGGCGAGAGCGATCTGCGCAATTATTACGACCGCATATCGGCGATGCAGGGGGTTGAGATATCGCCTGCGATGGCGATTCTTGACGCGGCTATTGTCACGTCCTCGGGTGCGGCAGCCGACGCGGGCTTCAAGTGGTGCAGTTTATGGCAGGAATCCGATGCCAGCCGCGCTGACATTGGCGAGAAAATTGCAGACGTTGCGAGCAAGCTTGTCATGTCTGGCATAATCCCCGAGGGTCCGCTGTCCTCGGCGGTGGTCACGGCCATGAGTTCAATGGGCGTTTTGCCGCATCTGAAACACGAGATGGATGAATATTTCGCCGCCAATCCAGATGATCCATTGGCTGACCCGGTATAGGTGATTGACATGCACACGATAACAGACACGGTAATTCTCGACGGGGTTCGCACCACGCAGGACGGGTATCTGGTCGGCGAGGTTAAAATCGCGCGCACCGGCATTCAGGTATATCAGGCTGGTGAGGTCGGCCGCACAGGAAAGCCGATTCGGGTTTATCGGCCTGAGGCTGAGGTGTTTGACGAGGCATCGATGGCGTCAATGGCGCACCGCCCCGTGACAGTCGATCATCCGTCTGATATGGTTGATGCGTCAAACTGGAAACATTTGGCTGTCGGGCAGACCGGCGGGCAGGTGAAACGGGATGGCGATTATGTCATGGTCCCGATGGTGGTCATGGATGCAGATGCGATAAATTCAATCCGGCAAGGAAAGCGGCAGTTATCAGTTGGCTATACGGCCAATCTCGATTTTACTCACGGCATAACCGACAGCGGCGAGGAATATGACGCAATCCAGACGAACATTCGCGGCAATCACGTCGCGATTGTGAATTCCGGTAAAGCCGGAAGCCAAGCCCGGATCGGTGATGCGGGACAATGGGGCGGCAAGCCCTCAACAAGAGGAGAATCTGAAATGGCAGACGCCATCAAGACTCGTGCCGTCCTCGTGGACGGACTGTCGGTCGAGACGACTGACGCGGGGGCGCAGGCCCTTGAAAAACTGCTGGGCGACATTGCGGCGCTCAATCAAAAGATCGCGGATGCAGACGCGGCGCGGCAATCTGAAATCGAGGCCAAGGACGCCGAGATCGCCAAGCGTGACGCCGAGATTGACGCGCTCAAGAAATCCGCGCTCACGGATGCCGATCTCGACGCCAAGGTGCAAGCCCGAGCCGCGCTGGTCGCGGATGCATCGGCGGTTGCGCCGAGTGTCGATATCAAAGGGATGTCAGACAGCGCCATTCGCAAGGCCGTTGTTGTTGCCAAGCTCGGCGATGCGATGGCCGCAAAGCCCGACGCATACATTGACGCCCGCTTTGACATCCTCGTCGAGGACGCCAAAAAAGGCGGGTTTACCGTTGACGCGAAATCGGATGCGCGCGATGACATCTACGCCAAGCGGGATGCCGAATTGCAAAACGCATGGATGACCAAGGAGGCCGCAAATGCCTGAGTATCAAAGCACATATGACGCATCTTTGGCGATCGGATCGCCCGGGATGGTCGCAACGGACAGCGATTTTGAAAACATCGTTTCCAAGCAGATCGAAACGGCGACGGTGGGCTTCGGCCTCGCTGTCGGGGCAGGCGCGGCTGATGGCAGCGTGAAACTGTCAGGCACCGGATATGAAGGCGTGACGGTCATGGACAAGGCGCAGACATCCGGCGATTACGCCGTTGGCGTCACCGCTGCGATCATGAACCGGGGCACCATCTTTGTCACGGTGGACGGCAACGTCACGCCCAGCGGCACGGTGACCTATACCGAGGCAACTGGTGCAATCGGCGTCAAGGCTGTCGCGGCAGGGATTGTGGCAATTCCGAATGCCAAGTTCCTCGACACTGTATCGTCGGGCGGCATTGCCCGTCTGTTCTTGGGTTAAGGAGGCAAAAATGGCACAGCCCAACTATAACATGAACGACGCCGCGAATCTTTCGTTTGTCGTTTCCCAGACCGCCAGCATCGAGCAGCGTGTTCTGGAAAAGAAATATCCGGATATCACCTATGCGAGCGATATCCCGGTTGACACGTCCGCGAACCCGTGGGCGACGTCAGTGACATTTTATTCATCGGATAAAGTCGGCAAGGCGCGCCTGATCAACGGTCGCGGCGATGATATCCCGATGGCGAATGTCAACCTCGCCAAGCATGATGTATCGATCCACATGGCGAGCATCGGCTATTCGTTCACAATCGAGGAGATCGCGCAGGCTCAGATGCTCGGCATGTCGCTGGACAGCATGGGCGCATCCTCGGCGCGATACTCATTCGAGAAATTTGTGGACGACGTTGCCTACACCGGCGACACGCAGATGGGCGTCACGGGTCTCTACAATGACACCGGTGTCACGACTGTCGCGGCTACTGGTGTCTGGTCGGGTCTCACGGCGGCTCAAATCCTCACGGACGTCAACACGCTCCTGTCCGGCGCGTGGTCTGGCAGCCTCGGGATTGAGCATCCGAACGTCCTCAAGCTGCCGCTTGCCGTGTTCGCGCAGATTGCGTCCACGCAAGTGTCAACCGGCTCGGACAAGACGATCTTGGAATACATCAAGACGGCCAACGTCCACACGGCAACCACGGGTCAGCCGCTGCAAATCGCTGCGGATTACCGGCTGACCACCAAGGCGGTCGCATATGCCAAAGACCCGGACGTTCTCAAGCTGATCATGCCCATGCCGTTCCGGTTCTTGCCGATGCAGGTTGACGCGCTCGATTATGTCGTTCCCGGCATTTTCCGCGTGGCCGGTCTGGATATCCGCCGCAAGGGGGCGATCCGCTATATGAGCGGGGTGGCCTGATGTTTGAGAATGTTGGCGCATGCCTTCTGGTCATGCCCGGCGGCAAAGAAGTTCCGCCGGGCGGCAAGGTCAAGATTGATCCGAAGCTCGCGGAAAATTCAGCTGTTGCTGAGTGGATCAAATCCGGCCTGCTGGCAAAAGTGAAATGAAACTCGGCGGCGGCTGTCATGGCCGCCGCTAAACAAATGGGGCGCGATTAAATGTATGGATCAGAATCGGCGGCAGATACCTACCACGCGGCGCGCGGCAACACGACATGGGCTGCAGCGACGTCCGCCAATAAGCTGATTGCCCTGCAGCGCGGCAGTGATTTTGTTGACCGCACGTTTGTTTTGCGTTTCCCCGGCACCCGCACCAATGACCACACGCAGACAGAGGAATGGCCGCGCACTGGCGCGACATATTATCGGACCGGTGAGGCAATCGCTGCCACGGTGGTGCCCGTCGAGGTCGAATACTCTGCATATGAGGCGGCTTTGCGGGAGCTGGACAATCCCGGGATATTGCTGGCCGATTATACCCCGTCCAGCATCCCGATTGAGGCCAAGGGCGGGCCGGTTGATGTAAAATTCGCCACTGGACAAAGCCCGCTGGCTGTTGTTGCGGCTGTTGAGGGGCTGTTATCAAGCATTCTGGTGCCGAACGTGCGCCCATCGGTGATGGCAGTATGAAACGCATCCCGAATAATCTGAATCGGCTTCTGGACCAGTATTCGCGCGAGATACGGTCGGCGTTTCTGGATGCGATCAAGGCGCAGAAAAGCGACGTCAAGATAAAGGCGGTTGTGGCCGCGCTTGAGCGGAATGATCTGAATGAAGCCTATCGCGCGGTCAGGATCGACGAGAAATATTTTGTCGGGATGAAGTCGGCAATTCGTGATGCGTATTGGGGCGGCGGGAAAGCCGTCACAGCGTCGGTAAAAAAAACAGTCATATCGCAGCCGGTTTTGCCGTTTGACGGGTCTATGCCCAGATCCGAGGCATGGGTGAAAAACGAAACCGCCAAGCTCGTCGCCGATATTGTCAAGGATCAGCGCGGGCTGGTGCGGTTCGTGATGCAGGAAGGCATTGCCAACGCATCGCATCCTGAAAACATCGCGCGCGATCTTGTTGGGAGGATCAACCGGCAGACGGGCAAGCGAGAGGGCGGGTTTATCGGATTGACCGATCGGCAGGCGGAGACAGTCAAGAGCCTGCGAGACGGTCTCACCACACCGGAGGGGATGCGGAAATATCTGAAATCTGCATTGCGCGATGAACGCCATGCGAAAACGGTTCGTGCTGCGCTTGAGAACGGGCGCACCGTGCCGCGGGATCTGATCCAGAAAATATCCACCAGATATGAGGCCAGATATTTGCAATACCGAGGCAACGTGATCGCCCAGAACGAGGCGACCATTGCGGTTGAATCCGGTCGCGCCGAGGGGTTTCAGCAGATGATTGAAGATGGCGCAATCCGCCACGATCAGGTCACGACGATATGGCGTCACTCCTACAGCAAGAACCCGCGCGAATCGCACATTGCGCTTGACGGGACATCCGTTCCGTTTGGCGGCAAATTCGTGGCCGAGGGTGGCGCGGAAATGATGTATCCACACGATCCGGCAGGTGGCGCGGCGAACAACATCGGGTGCAACTGCTGGGCAGATCATACAGTGAGCGCGCCATGACTACACTCGCCAGCATCAACAAGACGGCGTTTGACGCGATTGCGGGGGCAATTTCCGGCGTGATCCAGACTGTTGTTTTTTCATATGAGACGCAGAGCGTATATGACCCGTCAACATCGACTTGGGGCGTTACGACCACGACGATCACAGGCCGAGGTGTTCTGGACACAAGAAAACCGATTGCCGACCTGTTCCCCGATTACGTAGCAGGACCATCGGAAAAGCTGATCTGGATCGAGGGCATAACCACGCCGCCGCAAGAGGGATGGATGGTAAATTTCAACGGCGCGGATTATACTGTCACGCGGGTTCTGGACGTTCTGGATGCGCATGAGGCGTTTTATGTGGTGGTGAAATGAGCGAGGCGGATAAATTCGCGGCTGAGATTGACGCTGAATGGAAGGCGATGCAGATGCGCGCGCGGAATAAGGTAATCGAGATTACCGATTTCGTTTTCGGAAACATCCAGCGCATCTCGCCGGTCGATACTGGGCGTTTCCGCGCAAACTGGAACGCGGCGGTTGGCATCCCTGATCCGCACACCACGCGAAACACTGACAAGCGCAGCAGCTCCACATTGGCCCGCGCGCGGGGGAAAATCTCCGAATACAAGCATTTTACCAACTGGCCCCCGATCTACATATCCAACGGGTTGCCATATGCGCAGCGCCTTGAGGATGGGTATTCGAAACAGGCCCCGAAAGGTGTTGCCTCGGTATCAATCGCCAATGCGAATTACAAATTCAGCGGGGTCGAGATATGAGCGCCGCTGGTGAAATTGTCGCAATCGAGACCTTCATAAAGGCGAACTGGACAGCCACGACGATTGGCTATATCGGGCAGAAATTCACGCCCGTTGACAACTCGATGCTGCTGAGTGTGGTGCCGGGCGATGTGTTCCAAGGCACCATCGGCGGCACGCAAACGCGGGTCGATTATCTGTCCGTCCTGCAAGCCCAGATATTCACCGCTGGTGGCAAGGGCGAGGCGGTTGCACGCGGACATGCCCAGACATTGATAACGCTCCTGCATGGTGCCATACTTAGCGCATCAGGGGCACTAATCACCACGCCTGCCGACGCATTCGTCAGGTTTTCCCCGAAGGACGATCACCCGCGCATATCGAGCGTTTCGCATGATGCGCCCTTCACTATCGCAACCGTTGCCGCGCCGTTTGTGCGGTATGAAATGATATAGGAGGCCACAATGGCTGGCACAGCACAAAATAACCTACGGTCGGCATTTGTCGCCGAAACGACTGCGGGAACGATACCCGGAACGCCCGGTTTCAGCACGTCACATGACCCGATCCTGATGAAAGCTACTACCGAGGTATACGAGCAGACATCGCTCACGGTCGGCGGTGCGCGGGCGGGTGTCGGGATTAAATCGCTGCCGGTCACGGGAACAATATCGGGTGCGCTGGTTTACGGCGTTCTCGATGATCTTTGGGCCTCGCTGTTGCAGGGATCGTGGGCCAGCAACGTCCTCAAGGACGCAAAAACAGCCTCCACGTTTACCATTGAGAATCGCATCACGGCGGGCGCGGGCGGCACCAATACGATGATGCGGTATCGCGGCGTCCAGCCGCCCGGCGGAAAACTCACGCTTGCCAGCAATTCCGAGGTGCAATATTCGCTTGATCTTGTCGGCATGGGATCAGACGACGCCACCACCACGGCATTGACCGGCGCGACATACACCGATCCGACCAATGCGGTCCCACTCACCAGCGGCATCGACGTGGGCGCGATCACGATGGCGGGATACACGCCCGGTGGTTTCCAGTCTGCCGAGATTGATTTTATATTCGACGGCCGCACACCGCAGCAATCAGTTTCCGGTCTCGATACCGGCGGCACCACGATTGGCGCATTCCGGCCCAAGATCACAGCCAAGGCATATGTCGATGCCAGCTTTGCGGCGATCTACACGGCGGCCCGCGCGGCGCACACAGCGTTTGCTGTCGCGTTTGCCATTGGGTCGGTATCAGGATCGAAATATACGATCCAGTTCCCGAAATGCCACTTTGGCAGCGGCGATATTGATCTGAGCGGCACCGATCTGTTGCAGGACATTGAATTGCTCCCGATTTACGACAGCACATCTGGCGCGACCGTGACGATGACGAGGGCGGTGGCATGATGAAAGCGGCAGTTAAATTCACAGCGATCATCGGCGGCAAGGAAAAAACATTCCTACCCGGCGATCCGATCACGGCTGACGAGGCCAAGGAACTAAACCTCAAGGCCAAGCCCGGCCTTGTGGCTAAATCCGGCAAGTAATTTGCGCGCAAACGGGGGCAGGTTTGTCGGATTACCTGCCCCCACAATCCGACGGAGAATGAAATGAAACTGAAACACATTGACCAGCCGACGTTCGATTATCGCAAAACGCTTCCTGAGAAATTCAACGGCCTCGGTCCTGATGGGTGCGACGGTGTGTTCATCGAGATCACAGGCATCACCGGCACGACAACCAATCCTGCCTTTCTCGACGCGCTACGTCGCCTTGCAGTTGATGCTCAGGCTCTCGATGCTGATCGCGCCGGTCTGGAAGGCGGGTCATCTGTCAAACAAGCTGCCGCCGACATCGATCAAATCCAGAAACAGCAATGGGGTGTCCTTTACCGCTTCTGCGTCCGGGATTGGTCAACTAATATCCGCGACGAACACGACAATGATTTGCCTCGCGATGAGGAATCGTTTGTTTACCTTGCGACACTTCCGGTTGCCGACATTCAGAAGGTTTTCGAGGGCTTCAAGGACCGCCTGAAACTCGAAACATCAAAGGATATGGATCAAGATGAGGCCGACGCAAAAAACTGATAGACGCCCTTCGGATCAACCTCAAATATTCGGCAAGCGATCTGAAATATTTGAGAGCGAAGGGCGTAGATATTGAATCGGTTCCAGACAATCTTTTCATTTGGTCGATCTATTTGGCCTTGCGACCATCCCGGTCAGAGACAGGGTATGTTCCTGCTAGCGAAGTGATATGCTACTGTGCTAACATCGGGATAACTGATCAATATCGGGTGCGACGGGTGATAAACCTGATCGCCCGGATGAATGAAGCGGAGATAGAATATGCCAAGTCTCAAGCTAAAAATTGATCCGACAGGGATGGTCACGGGCGGCCGGAAATCCGAACGTGAGCTGGACCGCATTAAGATAAAGGCTCGGGAAACCGAGGGAGCAGTCTCGTCGCTCGGGATGCGCGGCGGCGCGGCAATTTCAGGTTTGGCGCGGAATTTCGGGACGCTGGCAGCGGCGGCGACTTCCGCCTTGACGCTCGGGTTTTTCCGCTCGACTCTCAAAGAGCAAGAGATTTACCAGCGGAACCTTCTGAAAACGCAAGCTCTGCTGAAAGCCACTGGTGGCGCGGCAGGGCACACGGCAAAACAGCTTGAGGAACAAGCGCACAGACTTGCTCTGATCTCTCTGCAATCGGTCGAGGGTGTGATGAATGCCCAGCAGGTGATGTTGACCTTCCGCAATGTCACAGGAGACACATTCGACAAGGCGATACATGCGGCCTTAAATATGGCGGAAATTCTTGGAACAGATGTAAAGTCATCAGTGATCCAGCTCGGCAAGGCGCTGAACGATCCAGCGGTCGGCATGTCGATGCTGACGCGATCCGGCATCACATTCACCGACGCTCAGAAAAAGATGGTCAAGCAGCTCATTGCGAGCAACGATTTGCTGGGCGCGCAAAAAATCATCCTTGCAGAAGTCAATTCGGAGTTTGGCGGCGCGGCAAAAGCAGCGGCAGAGGGATATTCCGGCGCTGTTGATACACTCACGCAGCGGTGGCAGGAATTCAAACTTGCCTTTGCGGATAGCGTCGGGTTGGCCGATAAGGTCGGGGCTGCGCTGGGCAAGGTTTCTGATACGCTTGTTTTTCTGTCTGATCATGTCAAGACTTTTGAAACCGGAATGACTGCCTTGGGTGTTGTGATTGCGGCGCTTGCGTCTGTGCCGATTGGCATCATTGCGGGCGCAGTGATTGCTGTCGCTGGGGCAGTATCCCTTGTCTCTTCGGCACTAAATGACCTCGGAATTGATTTCCGCACAATCAAGGAGGTATCTATTGAGGTCATGGGCCGGATCGGTCTCGCGTTTCATGTTGTGGAGCTTACTGTTTGGTCGGTTGGAAAATCCATCAAGGCAAAATGGTTTAAAATGCTTGCCGCGCTGCAAAGCGGCTGGACTGCATTTCTCAGCGGTGTTGCTGATGCGGCAAATCTTATTGCCAAAATTCCGGGTGTTGGCGACTTCAAAGGGATTAACGAAGCGGCACAGCATGCGGCGGACGGGGTGACAGAATTATCCTCTGCTGTGGAGCAATACAATTATCAAGCGCGGGCGCTTGGACATCAGGCAGAAACGCTCGGTGCATCAATTACAGCACCATTAAAATCGCTTGCGGATTCTCGCGACAGGCTCTTGAACCGCCAAGCGGTTGACCTGTTGAACCAAGAGGACGCGATTTATAAATCAATGGGAGGGAGCATCGTAAAGACTGACAAGGCAGTCACGACCGTCACAAAATCCCTCGGGAGAATGAAACGCGCTGTGAATGTGTCTCAGAGCGCGTTTGGCAGTTTGGCAGACACGATCAGCAACGATATCGGGCAAGGTCTCATGGATATGGCGAGCGGCACAAAAACCGTCGCTGATAGTTTCCGGTCAATGGCTGCCGATATTGTGAAGGAGCTTTACAAGGTGCTGGTGGTCCAGCGCATGGTCGCCAGCGTCAAGAGCCTGATCGGTGGCATCGGCATAGGTGGTGGTGTCAGCTTTGCAAATCCGCTGTCGTTCTCGTCCTTTGCTGGTGGTGGCTTCACCGGCAACGCACCACGCAGCGGTGGTCTGGATGGGCATGGCGGCTTCTTGGCGGTTATGCACCCGAGGGAAACGGTCGTCGATCACATGCAGCCGGGTGCTGGTGCTGGGCCGAGCATCACAATTAATCAGACATTCACAGGCGGGGTGACGCGGGCCGACTTGGGGAACGCTGTGCCTCGCATTGTGGAGGCGAGCAAGGCGGCTGTTCTTGACGCTATGAAACGCCATCAGGGGGGCTTCGCATGAGCGAGACATATCCACTTGCCCTGCCCACGGTCCGGGACACGGACGCAATCCAGATCACGACCAGAGATGCGGTGGCCGTTTCCGAATCCCCCATATCGTTCTCGCAGCAGGCTGTGCGCCATCCCGGTCAGGCGTGGGGCGCACACGTCAACCTGCCGCCAATGAACCGCGACGAGGCCGAGGTGTGGGTGTCTTTCCTGCTCCGGCTCCGGGGGCAATATGGGACGTTCACAATGGGCGATCCGACGGGAGCAACCTCGCGCGGTATCGCGTCATGGTGGCCCGGAACGCCTGTGGTAAAAGGAGCATCGCAGACAGGCGGGTCACTGATTATTGATGGCGCACCAGCGGGGCAGACCGCCTACCTCATGTCTGGGGACTATATCCAGCTCGGGAGCGGCGCGGTATCGCGTCTGCACAAGGTTCTGGAAGATGCGGACAGCGACAGCACAGGCACGGTCACGCTGAACATCTGGCCGGACCTTCGCACATCACCGGCTGACAATGCGACGGTGGTGGTGAAAAACGCTGTTGGCGTATTCCGGCGGGCGGAAAATACGCAGGCGTGGGATATCAGCACGGCGGTGACTTTCGGCATTAATTTCGCCGCAGAGGAGGCACTATGAAAAGTGGCGTTCCATCTGGTTTTGACAATGCCTCGCTTACGGCGTTTCAGGCGGTTGAGTTGTTTTTCGATAGCGGCACGGTGCGGCTATGGAACGGCATTGGCGATCAGGTAATTGGCGGCAATACTTACACAGGCGCGGGAACATTGCTTGGCATCACGTTGGCCGAGGAAGATGAAACGCTCAGCGCCAAAGGCATCACAATCCAACTGTCCGGCGTATCGTCAACTATGGTCAGTTATGCGTTGAACGAACATTACAAGTATCGCAAGGTCAACGTCCATGTCGGCACCCTGTCTGGTGGCGTCGCGTCGTCATATCAGGTTTTTTCCGGGCGCATGGACGTTATGACATTTGACGACAATGGCGAGACATCTGTGGTTACGCTGGCTGCCGAAAGCCGATTCGTGGATTTCGACAGGGCGCGTGATCACCGCTGGACATCCGAGGACCAAAAAGCGATGTATCCGGGCGATAAATGCTTTGACGGTCTGAACGTGTTGCAGGAGGCGAAAATCCAATGGGGCGGGTAGCAGATTGGCCGACGCGCCTGAACGAGACTGTTGAAGCATGGCGTGGCAAGCCGTTCGAGTGGGGCAAGAGCGATTGTGTGTCGTTTGTGCTGGCGGTTGATGCGGCGATCTACGGCAAGGCGCACGTCAAGCTGCCGAAATACAAATCCGAGCGCGCCGCGTTGCGCCTCATATCCAAGAAGGGGGGTGATCTGTCTGCCGCTGTTGATAATGTCCTGTCACGCATACAGGTAGCACAGGCCAAGCGGGGCGATGTGGTGGCTGTTGATACGCCTGATGGCCCCGCTTTGGCCGTTGTGCTGGGCGACGTGGTGGCAGGCATGGGACCAGATGGTCTTGTTTTCCCGCCGATCAGTGCTGCGATTGCAGCATGGGAGTTATAAATGCCGCAGATCGTATTACCAGCCTTATTTTCCGCAGGAACGCAGGCTCTGGCCGCCGGATCGTTCGCGGGGTTCTGGGGGACGTTTTTCCTCGATGCGGCATTGGGCGGTGCGCTTTATGCCTTGTCGCCGCATCCCAAGCCTGCTGACGCAGGGCCGCAAACGCTATCGTTCCGATCATCCAACGCCACACGAAAACTGGTCTATGGGCAGCCTCGCGTTGGCGGGGTGTTGACGTTTGTCGAAAGCACAAACAGCAACCAATATCTGCACAGCGTTCTGACCATCGCGGCGCACGAGGTGGATTCATTCGTCACATATTATCTGGACGACGAGGCGCTTACGATTTCCGGCAATGATGTGACGTCGCCGGTAAAATACGCTGGAATCGTCAAGGTATATCCGGTCACGGTTGGCGCGTCCACGAATACGCCTGCCAGCCTGATTGCCGACACTGCATGGACAACGGCATCGGTCGAGACGGATCAGGCATACACCTACATGCGTTTCGCGTTTAACCGTGACGCATTCCCCAGCGGTATGCCGAATATCTCGGTGGTTATGAAAGGCCGCAAGGTCTATGACCCGCGCTCGGCCACTACCGCATACTCCAACAACCCCGCGCTCTGCATCCGCGATTACCTGATGGACACGCGCTACGGCATGGGTTTCACGGCGACCGAGATTGACGACGTGTCGTTTTCATCAGCGGCGAATGTGTGCGACGAGGCTGTAACCTTGGCGGCAGGCGGCACCGAGGCCCGATATACGCTAGACGGCGTGGTGGACACGGGCATTACGCCACGCGAAAACATCAAGCGTATGCTGACCGCAATGGTCGGTTCGATTTACGAGAGCAATGGCAAGATCAAGATCCGCGCAGGGGCATACGTCACGCCCACGATTACGCTGGACGAGGACGACCTTGCAGGGCCGATCAAGCTGATTACTGCCGTGACTGCGGCCAACAGCTTCAACGCTGTCAGGGGGCAGTTTGTGGGGCCCGAGAGCGACTATCAGCCGACTGATTACACGCCTGTCACGTCCAGCACATTCGAGACAGAGGACGGCGGGTTTCGGAAATATAAGGACATCAACCTGCCGTTTACGAACAAGTCGAGCAGGGCACAGCGGATCGCCAAGATATTCCTGTATCAGAACCGCCAAGAGATATTTTATCAGGCAAAATTCAAGCTGACCGCGTTCAAGTTTGATCCGGGCGATACGGTCATGCTGAACAACGCGCGCTACGGTTTTTCCGGCAAGGCATTTGTGGTCAAAAAGATCAAGCCCATCATCACCGCAAACGAGGTGGTGGTGGAGTGTGTCCTGCGCGAGACAAACTCAGGCGTTTATTCGTGGTCCGCCGAGGAAACAGCCTTTGCGCAGGACAACACAACCCTGCCGGACGCATCAACGGTCGCCACGCCAACAGGATTGAGCCTCACCACCGGCACGACGATCAACGCAGATGGCGTGGCAGTCCCGCGCATCATCGCCACATGGACGTCGGTGGGAACGGGCTTCGTCTCGGGCTATGAGCTGCAATACAAGCTGGCGACCGACGCCGATTACACGTCGATTGACGGGACAACGGGGCGCGCGGTTATTCAGCCGGTGATTTCCGGTGCCAGCTATGATGTGCGGGTCAGGGCGATCAACGTGTTCGGGGTGCGATCATCTTGGGCGACGGCCAGCGTGTCCGGCACAGGCGACACCACGGCTCCGGCGGCTCCGACAGGCATCGGCGCAACGGCGGGCAATAAGCAGGTCGCGCTGACGTGGACGAATCCGAGCGACAGTGATTTTGATCATGTTGACATATGGCGAAATACGACCAACAGCAGCGCAACAGCAACCAAGATAGGCGACAATAAAGGCACGTCGTTCATTGACAAGGGCCTCGCGAACGGAACAGCTTATTATTATTGGTTCAAGTCAGCCGATCTTACGGGCAACCTTTCGTCGTTCACAACCAGCGTGACGGCAACAACCGCGCCGCTAAACGAGACAGATTTAACCGTGTCCAGCCTGAGCGCGGTCACGGGCACCATAGGCACATTTCGATCAGCATCTACGGGCGAGCGGCTGGAAATAACCGACGCGGTGCTGCGGGTTTATGATGCGTCGAATGTACTGCGGGTCAAGCTGGGGAATCTGGCATGAGTTTTCC